CCAAACAAAAAGCAACATCAAATTTTTGATCTGTCTTAAATTTATCTATTGTTATTTTATAATCTGCTTCATCAAACGCTGGATCTATTCCAATTAGGTTTTGTATCTTTCCTTTGAATGGATTTGGGCCACAACCAACATCCAAAACCCATTCGTCATCAGCAATATTATTAACTAAATTCCATCCAGAGTATAGATATTGTTCTAGATTACTTTTCCATTTTGTTGCAAAGTATTCATTCAGTTTTTCTTGATTCATGAAATTGCCCAAAAGAATATTTTTTACTGGAGTTCCTGGATCCCGTTGGAGTGGTATCGCCCAGACATTAGAAAGGATGTCTGGTATGAATACCTCTGACCGCACACCTGAGCGTGAATACGATCATCATAGTTATACTGGACACAAAGGTGCATACTTTGGGCCGCAGATGGAGTTCGAACCGATTCTTGATGGTGATTATATTGATCAAGCATGGACTGAACCTGGAGGATGTAAACTCGTCAAGAGTCATGAGTGGTCTTATTATCTAGGTGAAATACGAGAAAAGTTTCCTGATGATTGGATCATGATGGTTTATCGTCCAGATATGACCAGTTATGCATGGTGGCATGAGGTTGGAGGATTTCAAATACAATATCCAAATTACTCTGCATATAAGAATAGTGGGTTTATACTAAGTGAGATCATGAAACAAAACTCATGCATCTTAGAATTTGGAATGTTAAATAAATGTAAGTGGGAATACTTTACATCTGACTGGATTAAAAATAATTTTAATCAAGAAATAGTACTTAATAAAGTCTTTTCAGATATTTTGGTAACATTAATATGAATAATAATATTTTGATAGGTCATTTAGGTTGGGATGGGTGTCATTTTTTATGTGCTTGTCTTACTATGAATGATAATGTGTATTTTAATAATTTTACTCTTCGTGGAAAAGTAGAGTATTTTTTTAAAGGCATGTCAGATATTACTAAAATAGATGGAAAACCTGTATGGAACGATGTTTTCATGTTTTATGGATCATCTTATCAAACAGAAGGAGTAGTGCATTATCGTCATGCATGGGTTAATGATGCGTTTGAACAATTTGAATCTGACTTCAATTCTGAAAAAAAGTCTCTTATATCCAGATTGCATGTACCAATTTACTATCCATTAAAGGATATGATACAAAAAAACATTTCACATCCTGTTGTCGAAATGTTTAAAAGTAAATATTTTATTTGTTTAGTTAACCCACAACTTTTTGCTTCATTGCGAGGTATAAAGGTAGACTATGATAATAGGAGTTCTGGTAATTGGGATGATGGTTTTGCTATAATTCCAGATGTAAAGTGGTTTGATGGAGCCTTAACCGAAGTGGATGAGATAACTAATTCCATAACGGTCAGTGAGTTTCAAAGATTACCAAAAGAAACACAAGAGAAAATTAAATCTCACCGAGATCTTAGTTTGGATCAACTTTTTGATCTTACAAAGTTATATAAAGATGATAATAATAAATTAAAAGAATTGATCACTCATCAATGGGATTGTAATTGGTTTTTGACTGAAGATGAAACTGTAGAACATATTAAAATTTTATATTCTGAAATGAATCTAGGAGTATGTAATGAAAAAATAATTCGTAAGATGTATAAAATATGGGTTGATAAAATGGATTACCTTAAAAAATGGCATATGAATGACAATGAAGATAAGTATGTATCTCCTATAAATCAAGAAATGTTTATACGATGAATAATATTCTTATTGGAGCCGAGGGATTAGATGGAGCAAACTTTTTAGCTTCTTGTCTTACCATGAGTGAAAAAGTTTATTTTAATAATGTAAATCTTAATGAAAAAATAAAATTTTTTTTTAATGGAATGTCACATATTCCTAAAAAAAATGGAGTACCCATCTGGTCTGATGTTTCTATGTTGGTTAGTAATTGTGCTAGAGCAAAAGAAAAACTAAAACTTTCTGTTTACCACTCTAGACCTAAAACTTTAAATGATAAACATTTAATAAGTAAGATCTGCCTACCCATTTTTTATCCACTATTAACTCACAGCATCAAAAATTCTGAAGATCCTTTGACAAAATTGATAGATTCAAAATATTTTATTGGGCTAATAAATCCTAATTTGTTTATTTCTTTGAGATCTGTTTTGATTGATTCTAAACTTGTAGATAATACTATTCCTAATTTCAATTTATTTACAGTTGAGGAATTTAATTCATTACCAACAGATATAAAAGAAAAAATTAAGTATAATCATCAATCAAAAATTGAACAGTTATTTAATTACGAAATTCACTCTACACACAAATGGCACATGTCAAACATGGAGTGTTATGTAAATGAGATGGATATAATTTCACAGGAAAATAAAAATTTACATCTTTATAAAGAGAGTAATGAATTGTTAAAAAATAAAATCACTCATGAGTGGGATTGTAATTGGTTTTTGACTGAAGATGAAACTGTAGAACATATTAAAATCCTATACTCGGAACTGGATTTGGGAAAATGTAATGAACAATTAATACGAAAGATGTATAAAATATGGATTCATAGAATAAACTATGTCAAAAAATCCTGTGTCAAGGCATTTGATGTAGCTTCTATAAATATTAGTACCCTTGATGAATTATGAGTACTAAGATGTTAACAGGAAAAGAATTTGTACAAAAAATTAAAAAAGAGAATGCAGAACTTTTTGAACAGTCTCGTCTGAATGTCCGTCGTTTCTTTGCTTCCAATCCAAGTAAAGAACATATGGTCAAACACTTCCGTGGTCGTATGGTCAATGAAGCTATGAATATGAAAGCGATTGCTGCTGAGGTTGCTTCTGCTCCTGCATCCATGGATGTTACTGAACTTGAATTACTTACCAAACAAGCACAGGATGAAGCAAGACACTTCCGTATGGTAAAGGAAGTTATCGAACACATCTCTGGGGAAAAAGTTGATGTAGACGCTGCATTTGCTGCCGAAGCTGCAACGCCTCAGGCTAAGGGTGCCACTCTCCTAGATAAGTATGAAGCGTCATCTGACCCTGCTGCTCTTGCCGCATATCAACTCGTCGCTGAGGGTCGCGCAGAGGCGGTATGGAACGAAATGGCTGAGTGTGTAGAAGATGAGTTCATCTCATCTCGTTACGCTGCAATTGCTAAGGATGAAGGATTCCATGCCAATATTGGTGGTTGGAAACTTGAGAAACTTGTAGAAGGTGCTGCAGATGTTCAAGATCGTATCCTTTCAATGGTAGAACAAATGCGTTATGATCTTCTTGAGATCAGTAATAAAAATACTGCTATTGCTGTCTGATAGAGTTGATCTATTTGTTATTTTTTAAATGAAAAAAATGGTAATTCTTACTGGACCTCAAGGGTCTGGTAATCATCTTTGGTCTAAAATATTTTCATTACATCCAGAAGTATTTGGGTGGAAGACTCTTCTTGATAACTATTGGGAAGCTCACAGATTCTCAGAACCTTTCTGTAAACATTGGAAGGATCCATCAAAACTTAAAGACTTTGATTGGTCTACTCATGACTACTTTTTTACAAGTATTAGTGTTCCCCTTGGTATTCGGGAAAAGAAATGGGAACCAAACATTATGAGATTCGCCAACGAAGTAGAAAAACTTGGCATTAAAACGCAAATATTGGTGATTGGTCGGGATCAAAATATATTAGGACACCAACAAAATCGTCTGAGAGGGGAAAGTACTTTACCACTCTTCATGAAACAACTTCCAGAGTTTCTCAACCCAGTATTTCTGAGTTACGAGTTATTGTATCTTTATAAACAAGATTACTTAAAGAGTTTAGATATTAATATCCCAATCGCATGGGATGATCCAAGAGTGAATGAAATTTTATCTAATGATCCTAATGATAAGTATATTCATCATGTAGATGAATACATTTTAGATAATTGCAATAAGACTGGAGTGACATTGAAGTCATTATGAAAAAGTTAGTTATCATTACTGGGCCACAAGGATCTGGAAATCATTTTTTTAGTAGAGTGTTTAGCACTCACCCTAAGGTAGGTGGATGGAAATCTCTTTTAGATAAGTATTGGGTTCCCAGCGATGAAGAATACTTTGCAAAGTACTGGGTCAATCCAGAAGAGTTGACAGAAAAAGACTTTGAAGGATATGATTACTGGTTGGCAAATGTAAGTTGCCCTTTCTTTTATGATGGAGTAAGATATACTCCAAAGATCAAAGAGTTTGCAGAAAAGTCACAATCTTTAGGGATTGATGTTCAAATTTGCATCATAGTGAGAGACCAAAACATTAATTCAGAACAACAAAAGAGAGTGCGTGGTGAAGTTACTTTGCCAGTTGCAATGCATTATTATCAAAATAATATCATTGGGAATGGATTCAAAGTTTACTTTTTAGACAATGAAGCATTTTTCTTGCATAGACAGTATTATTTGAAATGGGTAAGTGAACTTTTAGATTTCCCAATTGACTATAATAATCCTGATATTTTTAAATTTATCGATGAGGATCCTAACAAAAAATATGTTAAATATGTCAGTGATTATTGGTTAGATCAAGAGGTATGGGATGGTATTAGATCAAAGGAGGACAGAAATCAATGAATACGTTTCCGGTGAATCAAAATAAAACTTTTTGCATGGCTCCCTGGACTCATATGAATATTGGTCCTAATGGAGATGTTTATCCATGTTGTCTAATGCCTATATGCGATATAGAAAAAAATGTTAGTGAAGGATTTGGTGATTCCACTTTGCAGGTTATTGCTACCGAGTGCAATGGGGAATCTAGAGATTTTAAAATGGGTTCTTTGATGAATGAATCTCTTAAAGAGATTTGGAATAATAAAAATATGAGAGAACTTCGTAGAAATATGATGGATGGAAAACAATCCAGTTATTGTACAGCATGTTACAAGGAAGAAGAAATTGGCCACGGTTCTCCAAGACAAACCTTTAATCAGGTTTACTCTGATCATTATAAGTATGTAAAAGAAACAAAAGAGGATGGAACATTTGAGAGATTCAATCTCGTATACTGGGACTTCAGACTAACTAATATCTGTAACTTTAAATGTAGAATGTGTGGTCCAGGATACAGTAGTTCCTGGGAACAGGAAATGAGAAAACAATTTAATATTGAGGGGGAGTATCCAAAAATTAATATAGATATGGTCTATGAAGATATTGAACCATTGTATGATATTGTTGAACAGATATATTTCGCTGGAGGAGAACCTTTAATTGCAGACCATCACTATACAATTTTGAATAAATTGATTGAAAAAGGTAAAAACAAAACAGTTGGTATATCTTATAATACTAATTTTAGTACTTTAAAATACAAAGATAATAATGTTCTTGATTTGTGGGAAAAGTTTCCAAACTTTCATGTGCAAATAAGTTGTGATGGTATAGGTAAAAGGGGAGAATTGATCAGAAAAGGATTTGATTGGCAAAAGTTTTTGGATAATTTTAAAAAATTTAGAAATAGATTTCCAAATAAAAAAGTTACAATAAACTGCGTCTTCCAAGCAATGAATTGTTTCCACGTTATGGATGCTCACAAAGAATTTTATTTGAGGGGCATAATTAATAGTTGGGACGATTTCTCTTTATGCATTTTACATAATCCAGAAATCTTATCTATACTTATTCTTGATTCTGAATCTAGAAAGTTGTTAGGTGAAAAAATTAAATACCATATTCAGAATTATCTTGTACCTGCAAAGGCTCAGAAATCTATCCAAGAGTATATGTCAATTCTTAAATTATTATCGACGGAAAAAAAGGATAATCTTATTCCTATGTTTAGATCTTATATGTATGGATTAGATGTTATAAGAAATGAAAATTCATTAGAGGTTTTTCCTGAATTAGAGAGGATTTTACGCAATGATAGATAAACGTAAAGTAGATTTAAACGGAGAAGTTTTTTGTGTTGCTCCTTGGATGGCTCTAGATATTAGACACGATGGTGAGGTTAAACCATGTTGTGTTTCTGAATATACCTATGGTGATATTAAACAAAAATCTTTATGGGAAATTTGGAATGATGAGCCGATAAAAAAACTTCGTGAGAATATGTTGAATGGTGTACCAACTAAAAGTTGTCAGGTATGTTATAATAATCAAGCTGCTGGAAAGAGTTCTTTAAGACAGGATTTTAATGGTGATTTGTTTCAATACTATAAAAAATTTGTATATGAAACCAATGATGACTACACAGTTAATGAACCCGGATTTATTTGGTGGGACTTAAAATTGAGTAATAAGTGCAACTTTAAATGTAGAATGTGTAGTTGGACTTCAAGTTCTAGTTTTGAATTAGAACAGTTTGGTAAAATTTCTGGTAGATGGAATGCTGCAGAAAAAACTTATAAAGAAGTAGAACCATATCTGAAAATGGTTAATCATCTATATTTTTCTGGAGGAGAGTCTTTAATCATAGATGAACACTGGAAAATACTTGACAAAATGATTGAACTGGGTAGAAACAATAAGGTTACTCTAGCATACAATAGTAATTTTAGTAATCTTGTCTATAAAGGTAGACATATTTTTGATATGTGGGACCAATTTAATAGTGATTTGCAAGTTCACATTAGTGTTGATGGTGTTGGTGCAAGAGGGGAATTGATCAGAAAAGGATTTAATTGGGATAGATTTATATCTCATGCAGAACAATTTAAAGATAGATTTAGATCTAAAAAAAGAACCCATCAACTACACTTTGACTGTACAGTTCAAGCATTGAATATTTTTGATGTTGTTAATTTGCACCAGTATCTTTATAATAGTGGTTTGATAGAAGATATTGATTTTTTCTTCTTAAATTTTTTACAAACTCCAAGAGAAATGTCCGTCTGGATTTTAGACAAAAAAACAAAAGAAGCCGCAAAAGAAAATATTAGAAATCACATTGATAACTTTTTAATTCCTAATAAATCTAAGAGATCTGTTATTTTTTATGAGAGTTTAATAAAATATATCGACCTCTATCAAGAACAAAAATTAATCCCTGCTTTCTTAGATTCTATGAGGAAGTTTGATAAGAAAAGAAATGAAAGTGTGATTGAGACTTTTCCAGAGTTCCAAAGAATTTGGGATGTGATTAAAACTAAACCTAAAACTTGATCACAGCCCAAATGTATGATAAACTAACAAAGAAAGAAAGATTAAATTATGGCTAAAAGAACTTACACGATTCAAAAGAAAGATTCTACGCACACTCAAGTATGGGAATGGAATGAAACTCCAAAATTGGTTAAACTCCTTAAAGAACTACACTCAAACAAGCCCACATCCAGCACTGGATCCGACAACTCCGTGGTATGATTGGCTCTGTTATTGTGAAATCTGCGAAAGTTTAGGCCCCATTTCTGGTCAACCCTCTATTCGTAGATTCATGGCTTATCGAAGATATCTAAAAGAGGTAGGTGTATTGTAGTGAATAAAAAGGTACTTATTACTGGTGGCGCTGGATTCATTGCACATCATCTTATTGGATATCTTCTCACGCATACTGATTGGGATATTATATCTCTAGATCGACTTGATTACAGTGGTAACTTGAATCGTCTTCATGATTTAATGGTTTCTTTTGATCCTGAAGTTCGCAAGCGTGTGAAAATAGTCTATCATGATCTTAAATCAGAATTAAATTCGTTACTTTGTAATCAAATTGGTTCGGTTAATTATATTTTGCATCTTGCTGCCGGATCACATGTTGACCGTAGTATTAGAAGACCTATCGAATTTGTTCTTGATAATGTAGTTGGTACATGTAATATTCTTGAGTTCGCAAGAACTCAGAAAGACAACTTAGAAAGGTTTATTTACTTCAGCACTGATGAAATCTTTGGTCCTGCACCAGATGGTATTAAATATAAAGAGAATGATCGTTATAATTCTACAAATCCTTACAGCGCAAGTAAAGCAGGTGGTGAAGAACTTGCTGTTGCCTATGAGAACACGTATGGTCTTCCGATTTATATTACCCATACTATGAATGTATTTGGAGAACGTCAACATCCAGAGAAGTATATTCCGATGTGCATTAGAAAGATCCGTGATAACGAAACCGTCACTATTCACTGCGATTATACTAAAACCATTCCAGGATCTCGTCATTATCTTCATGCAGAAGATGTTTCTTCTGCAGTTTTATTTTTATTGAACTATTCAGGTAGACTTGATACTACACATAACGAAATTAAGTGTCCTAAATTCAACATTGTTGGATCCGAGGAACTTAATAATTTGAAGCTTGCGGAGATAATTGCTGAAGTTCAAAGAAAAAAACTAAACTATGAACTTATTGATTTCCATTCTTCTCGTCCTGGACATGACTTGCGATATGCTTTGAATGGTGATAAAATGAAACAACTGGGATGGAAACCTGCAAAATCTGTTAGGGAACGCATTTCGGAAGTGGTTAAGTGGACCCTTAAAAACGATCATTGGATTATTAATTAAAAAATTATGATTGCAACAAATTGGTTTCAAAAGAAATGGGGTTTTGAAGATCCCCTAGTGATTGACGAACTTTATAATCGTATTGTTGATCTTGAGACAAGAGTTAAAGTATTAGAGGAAGAAAACATAGAGACTACCAATGAACTTTATAGAATGGAAAATTCATTGGATACTCGTATAGATATTATTGCCGAACGTTGTCAAATTAATTACGATGTATGAACTGGACGATTTTGAGAAAGCACTCGCTCACTTCGGCACGAGAGTGGACATCATTATTGCTCTTGAAATGGGCGGTAAAATTGATGGGTCAACAGCATATAAAGAAATTAAAGCAGAACTTAAAGAACTCAAAAAAGCCAAAAAGCATTACGGAAAGGACTTGTAGTAAGTGCGGCGAGACCAAACCACTTGACAGCGACCACTACCAGGTGGTAAGATACTTTCGTAGTGGATTCTCATACTACTGCAATGAGTGCAACAAACCTAAACCCAGAGAATAACGGATATAAAATATTGACTTATAAATATTCTAAAAGCAGATAATATTTTGGTATAATCCATGGCAGTATTAACAGCAACTGGTATTACATTTGGTAATGGGACATCTTTAACTTCAAGGAGAGGTATTTTCCCCATAAGTACTGTTTGGTCTTTTTATCAAGCAAATGCACCTACAGGATGGACAAAGGTTACTACTCAAGATAACAAAGCATTGAGAGTTGTATCTGGAACTGGTGGTGGAGGTGGTGGATCCAATTCCTTTACTTCCACTATGAGTAATATTTCTATCAGTGGGAGTTTAAGTTTTTCGACCGGAACTGGTGATTATTCCCTCACTACACCCCAATTACCATCACATGCACATGGTAATGGGGGTGAAATTGGATTAAATGCCAACCCAGCAACATTTAACCCCGATGGAACCCAAACTGGTTATTCTGGTGGGGATGTTCGTCGTCCTGTTCCTTCTGGTGCGACTGGCCAGTGGATTAGAACTACTGGAGGAATCGGGGGCGCTGGTTCAAATGCAGGACACACTCATCCCTCTAGTGGTAGCGGACCAGTTAACACATCACTTGGCATCGCCGTTCAATATATAGATATTATTGTCTGTTCTTTTAATGGATAAATATATTAGACTTTAGTAAATTAGATGATATAAAATGGCAGTATTAACCGCGGCTGGTATTACATTTAGTGATAGTACATCACTGAATTCTAAGTATGGAATAGTTCCGCAAAATTCAGTAGCGGTATTTTTTCAATCAGCGGCGCCAACTGGTTGGGCACAGAGCACTGCACACAATGATAAAGCCCTTAGAGTTGTAAGTGGAACTGGGGGTGGATCTGGTGGCAGTTCTTCATTCACATCAGTCTTCCCCAATAGTCTTAGACCAGTAAGTCAATCCGGTATACCAGTAAGTGGATCCGTTGGTAGTGTCACATTGAGTACACCTCAATTACCATCACATGGACATGGTAACGGAGGGTCTATTGGATTGAGCCCCGGTGGCGGTGATGTTTCCTCTGGAAGTGGATGGAGTAGAACATTTCCAGGAACAGCTAATAATGGATCGGGAGACTCTCACAACCATCCTTGGTCTGGTTCTGCCAACTTCTCTACAAACATAGACCTTAGAGTTCAGTATATTGATGTTATCATTTGTAGTTTCTCTTAATTTGTGATATAATACAATTATTATTTTTTTTGTTTATATGAAAAAGAATGAATCTGGTAATTTTTGTCCACTGATTAAAAAAGATTGTATAGAACATAAGTGTTCTTGGTATATGCATGTAAGAGGAATGAATCCAAATACAGGAGAAAATGTAGATCATTGGTCTTGTGCTGTTACTTGGATGCCTATGTTGACGATTGAAAATTCTCAACAACAAAGAAATACCGGCTCTGCTGTAGAATCATTTAGAAATGAAGTTGTAAAAGCAAACGATGAAAATAAAAACCTATATATTGATATGATGCAACAAAACGGCATTTTACCAGTAAATGTTATGCCATTAACAAACACGCCTACACTACCGGGAGAATAAATATGAGAGTAACAATTATACCTGTTGATGGAACGGTTTATGTAAATTCTGTTTGTTATTCTAATATAGATCTTTCCTGGCTTCCACCAATTGATGGTAAAGAAATTCATGCAGTTCAATGGTATGGAAATGATGACGATGACGGAGGCACGGGCGAGGTTGAATTTATTGGAGATGCTCCAAATTTAAAGATCACTTCATTAGGAGTTGATAATATTTGTAGTTTTGAAAGAGCTGTAGAACAATGGAACGTAAGAAGGGAAGAAGAAGAAGAAATATTGGCAGCAAGACTATTAGAAGAAGAAAGACTTAAGAAAGAAGAAGAGGAAATGATACAAGCTCAATTCCTCTTCGAACATAATAAAACACACCTTTCTACTACAGAAGAAACGGATGAAGAAGAGGAAGAGGATCTATTCTATGATATTGAAGAACTCTTAAAGGAAATTTAAATCTAGATTATTAAATATACAGTATGAATAAACAATTACTTGAAAACAATTATATTGTTTTAAAAAATTTTATTGCAAATAAAAGGTCCACTGATCTTTCATTTGAGTTTTTAAAACATTGTAAAGAGAATAATTTGGAAGGAGACGAACAAGCTCCAAATTCTTATTCTGCATACAATTATATTTCATTTTTGGAGTTACTTTGCGAAAAAACTCCAGAAGTTTCCTTAGCAATTGACGAAACCGTTTTACCAACTTATGCTTACTCAAGGATATATAAGAATGGAAGTGAACTAGTACGTCATACTGATAGAGATGCATGTGAAATATCACTAACTCTTCATTTGCATGGTGACTCTCCTTGGCCTATATGGATTGAAACTCCGTCTGGAGAACATCGTTCCGTTGAACTAAGTCCTGGAGATGCTATGGTGTATCTGGGTAAAATTGCTCCTCACTGGAGAGATTGTTATCAAGGAGAGTATTATAGTCAAGTCTTTTTACATTACGTAAGAAGTAGAGGAGATTGTTCTTACGCATATTTTGATAAACTTAATGAAAAACATAAACCAGTAATAGATGAAAGTGTTGAAACAAGTTCTGTAGTTGAAAAATCAGTTGATGTAATCAAATCTGAAACAAAAATTATTACTACCAGAAGTAAGCAATCTCTTGATGAATATATTTTTACTTTAGATAATGTTGTTTCTGAAGAACTATGTAATATAATCTTAGAAGAGTATCGTGATTGTAGTTTTTGGATTCCAACTAGTGTAGGCGGTGGAAATGTTGATAATACAATTAGAAATTGCGATATCATTGGTATATCTGAACAAGCAGTAATAGAAAAAAACTTTGATATTAGAAAGAAAATAGATGAAGATTTTTATCTTTGTGCTTCTAATGCAATTAATGAATACAGAAAATTGTTCCCTGAAGTAGCTTCAGATATTGATACTGGATATGGCCTTTTAAGATATAACGAAGGTCAATTCTATACCCAACATACAGATTCATTTAAACAACAACAAAGATCGGTAAGTTGTTCCTTTCTTTTGAACGATGATTATGTTGGAGGTGAATTTGCATTTTTCGATAGAGAAATTATCATTAAAGGTGCAAGGGGATCTATTATTATGTTCCCATCCAATTTTATGTTCCCTCATGAAATTATGCCCGTAATTAGTGGAACTAGATATTCAATTATTACCTGGTATGTCTGATACACTTAAAGGAATTCCTAGTATTTACTATCTAAATTTAGATTCCGAATTAGATAGAAGAAGATATATGGAAAAACAATTTGAGAAGTGGGATATTACTAATGTAACCAGATTTTCTGGATCAAATTATCTGGTGGAAAACTATAATGAGTGGAAAGACATACTTCATTTTCCACAAACGATCACAAAAAAACACCATCGGTTAGCGGCTTCAATTACGTTATCTACTCTTGAAATTATTCGGCATTGGTTAGATACAACCGATGAAAAACATCTTCTTCTTATGGAAGATGATTATGATTTAAATTTAATTCAATATTGGCATTTTAATTGGGAATATTTAATTAATCATATACCCTATGATTGGGATTGTATTCAACTTGGATTTGAATCATCCAGTTACATTAAGTTTTTTCTTCACCCAAAAGATATGACAAGTGCTTTTGGTCCTGTTTTAATCAATAGACATTTTGCTCAAAAATTAATCAATCTTCATTATGTTAAGGAAAAATATATGTTGATTCGTAAGTACGGCCAATATCCATTTAGTGGAAAATATAGAGTGGTCTCTCTAGATACGTTTTTTCCTTTTTTAGGAAAAACATATCAATTGCCACTAATAACTCAAAATCCTTATTTAGATAAAGTTCCAAAAAAACATCACTTCATCTGTAGAGATTTATACTATAATTGGTGGCAGAATAAAAGAGATAATTTTCCTCTGAAAGATTTTTTTTCTTATGGAAAAGAAAACGATTGTGATATGATAGAATTTATAAGTCATTAATGTCACAACTAAAAGGAATCCCTCCAATATATTATTTTAATCTCGATTATAGAACAGATCGTAGAAAATATTTGGAAAAACAATTTTCAGATTATGGGATAACAAATTATCAAAGAATTAATTCTTCCAGATATTCTGTTGAAAATTATGAAGAATGGAAGTCTAAAGTTATTACTGATAAACTTAGAACTCAAGTATGGTTTCTTGCTACTCTAATTGATAGAATTCATGGTATAATTGATTGGTATAATTCTAATGTTTCCGAAACCTGTTTAATGGTTGAGGATGATATGTGTTTAGAGTCCTCAAACTATTGGAAGTTCGATTGGAAAACTTTTGTTGATAACCTACCTTGCAATTGGGAGTGTGTTCAACTTCATATCATTGGAGAAAAATTTGTTAGAATGAATTTGTCCAAATGGTCGAGAAATAATCATTCTACGGCTTGTATACTTATTAATAGATCATACGCACAAAAACTGATAGAACTTCATTATACTGATAATAAATTTAAATTATATTCCAATTATGGATACACAAATTGGCCAGAATATCATTATCAATCTGTAGATTTTGTTTTATATCAGGTGGGAATAACGTACTCAATTCCCATTTTTACCACGAACTATAATTTTATAAGTGACGGGTATAGGAATGGGAAAATAAATCATATGTCAAAAAACTGTGATATTTTGGTCTTGGATTGGTGGAAAAATAAATTTTCAGATTATACTTTAGATGATATTTTTTATTTAAATTCCTCCAGAAAAAAAGAATTAATTATAGAAATTAATCATGAATTTAAAAGATAAGTTAAAAGGTCTTCCTCATATTATCGTGGCAACTATTGACGAAAGACCCGATAAATTAGAATACACTCGAACTCAGTACGACTATTGGGGAATCAAAGACTATACAGCAGTGTCTGGATCTAAGTTTCAACTTTCAACATATGAAGATTATTGGAAAGACCTAGTTATTTTGAATCCATTTCCTGAAGATTACAAAAGAAAGAACTGGCACATCGCAGAGATTTCTATAACTGTTGCTCATCTAGTTAATATTAAAAATTGGTTGGAAATTAGTAGTGATCCATATGTTATCATTATGGAAGATGATTATGATCTTAGTTTTATTGAACACTGGCATTTTGATTGGGAATATTTGATGAATAATATCCCATATGATTGGGACTGTATTCAAATGAGTTTTGAAAATGAGAAACTCGTTCCTTGTTTTCTGCATCCTATTTTATCTGGACATGATACTGGTGCTTCTCTAATTAATAGGAGATATGCAGAGAAAATTATAAGTCTTCATTACAAAGATGGTAAATTTGACCTATCTCAAAAAATTTGCAATTTTAAATGGTCAAATAAGTCTATAGATTGTTACGGTGGACTGGGAATGCCAAATTTTACAACAGATTATTTTCTTGGTCATAATGGAAAAACTTATTGTATTCCTTTAATTTCTGTAAATCAAAATCTTGGCAGTTGGGCTCAAAATATTGATAGAAAAAAAGAAAGAACCGACTTACAGTTTTCTTATAAAGCATATCAAAAGTGGTGGACGCAACTCAGAGATGAATATACTCTAGAAGAATTCTTTACTTATGGTAAACCCAATGATAAAATAATTACACCGAAGGAATTAGAAAATGTTTGAGTACGTTACTGAATTTGAATCTCAAGTTGCAGAGTTTTTTGGAGCTCCATATGCAGTGGCTACTGATTCGTGTACCCATGCTCTGGAACTTTGTTTTAGATACTTGAAGTCTGACTGCATTACCATTCCAAAAAGAACATATCTTTCTGTTCCAATGACCTGCATGAAACTTGGATTGAATTGGACTTGGAAAGAGGATGATTGGTTTGATTACTACCACTTGGGATCTACAAATATTATTGATGCTGCCGTACTTTGGGGGCAAAACACATACATTTCTAATACATTCATGTGTTTAAGTTTTCAGTTTAAGAAACACTTGAGTCTCGGTCGTGGTGGTATGATTCTTTTATCAAATAAAGATGATCGTCATGAATTGAAAAAAATGTCCTATGATGGTCGTGATCTCAGCCTTCCCTGGGCAGAACAGGATATAACTACTATGGGGTATCATTACTACATGACTCCTGAGGTGGCAAAAACGGGAATCGAATTACTAAATGATCGGAAAAAAATTCCCGGTAAAAAATGGAGCCATAGGGATTATCCTGATCTAACAAAAATGTCGGTATTCAAATGATTGATCATATAAAACCAAAATGGAATATCGAAGACTTTTATGGTCTTAACTATATTTTAACGACTCATAAAGACGAGGAATTGGTAAAACGATACTTGGATTCTGGACATAATAAAGAGAAACTATCGATGTATAAGTATCAATTACCTAATCGTATGCCTGATTGCATAAACGAATATATTATTCCACACTTTAATTTTTGGGATAAAGTCGCTACTGCAGTTAATTACTTTAAACCTGGACAATACCTACCTCTTCACACGGATTTGTACGGCAAATATGTGGAAATAAATGATGTAGATCCGGACAAAGTGATGAGATGTATGGTAATGTTGGAAGATAGTTCTCCAGGTCAAATTTTACAAGTTAAAGATACCACATACTGTAAATGGAAAGCTGGTGATTGTTTCTATTGGGAATATGATGAAATACATGCTTTTTATAATTTTAGCATGAAAGATCGATATGCGATTCAAGTGACAGGAGTTATAAGATGAAAAGTCAAAATGAATGGGGTAAACTGAAAAAAGTTGTAGTCGGTGTCGCAGATTATGCAAGAGTCCCAGAAGTAGACTTGAGTGTTCGCACAATTAACTATGCGGATCGACAAGATGTGTCCGATCTTCCAGTAGGCCCTTATCCCCAAAAAGTTATAGATGAAACTAATGAAGACTTAGAAATTTTTGTAAATTTTCTTCAAAAACAGAACATTGAAGTTGTAAGACCAGATAAAGAAAAAACAGAGTATTATAATTTTTGTCCAAGGGATG